TTATTTTATCAGACCGGCTAGCTTGTCCCAAAAGCTCCAGACCGTCAGGATACCCCCAATGACTGCCCACAACCAAAACGATTTTAGATAGGCTGTAATGTAGGTGTAGGATTGTTCCCTCTCTATCATGTCTCGTAGAGTCTCGTAGTCTTTGCGAGGTATCTTAACCTCAATAATTTCGTCTTGCTTGTTGTCGTCTCCAGGCACTCTAATTATTCCTATTACTAAAATTTACTTTTTTGTGAATCGCCCTACTATGGTGTCTAAGAAGTATCCCCTAGGACAATCATGTAGATTTGGGTAAGTTCTGGGCCTAGCGGGTCTGTGATTCCCCACGATAAGATTTTATCCCAGATTATAAGTTTCGCGTTATAGAGAACGAAAGGGAAAGCAAAGCCGAAGCGAATCCATCGTTCAACAGGACTGGACTGAGCCGCCAATATACTCGACTTGCGAGATTCGAGTAGAGTGATACGCTCATCAGCGGCAATACGTTCTTTATCATTAGCTGCATCTAACTTACTTTGATATGCCTCTTTGAGGTCGTTGGAGATAGCTGTAAGTGAACCGGTGAATAAGACACCAATGAGCTTACTTATTGCCGTCAACATCGACAGGCACCTTCTTGTTAGGAATCAACCACGTGAGGAATGAGGTTACTAAAGTGACAACCACAGCAGCCTCAGTTTCTCCAATTGGAAGCTGCACCCCATACTTTGCATTGATTAAATAAATTACGCCCATTACTAAGGGCACAAAGGCTTTGTTATACTTCGTCATGTCGTTACACTTTTTCCTAGAAATATATTTATGAGCTTGGCAAGGAAGGTTATGAACCCACTTGCATCCAGCTTGCTAATCTCTTCTTCGAAGGCAGAGTCAGAAACGATATCCTCTTTAGGGAGTATCTTCGCGATAGGGCTTTCAATAAGCTCCCCTACTGGCTTTCCATCATAACCAGCCGCCTTCAGTGCAGCTTCGAAACGAAGAGCATAGTTGGAAATACCCTTGGCTTTATCCGTACCGTTGATGATACGACGACCACCCTCAAACTCACGTCCGTCCTCAACGTCAGACTCATCAATTGTGTCAATGAAGTCGTCGAGCTTCTTCCCCGTGAACCAACCGAACTCCATTCCAGCAAAGAGGATTTGAGAGGCGTATTCCGGCTCCATAACCTTTTCAGGATGGGTAACGAAATCGATACCGAGGAGCTTGGAAGCCTTTGCGTAGTTCGATTTCCCAGTAAGCTGAACGTAGCCACGACCACAGTATTTAGCACCGTCACCGGGGGCCAGGTTACCGAGTTCCTTAGCCTTCTCAGGACGAGAACCATTGATGTCGTACATCTTAGTGAAGTATTTGGTATCTCCGTACTCACGGATTGGCTGCATAGTGAACGCAGTCTCGTGCCATGTCGTAGCGAGAATATAGGCTAGATGGTTACGAGGAACCTCACTGTTCAATCCATACGAAATAAGAAAATCAAATCCACGGACGTTAGCATTGGTGAGTTTCAATTTACTACGGATTGCATCATAAAACCTGCTTAGGTCCATAATAGCTCCTTAAAATATTCTTTTAAATATATCTGGCACTTTAATAGCGTGACGCCATGCGTTGAAAAACCAACAGCATTAGAGGTTGTCGCCCACCTTTATATTAGTGCCCTTGCTGCCTGTGCCGCATCAATCATAGCCTGTGTCCAGATTAGAGAAGCAAGTGATTTAATTTTCTGTGTTTCGTTAGTGATATCATCACCGGGAGTAATAACTCTACGATGATAATTCTTTGCAATCTCTACACCATCTTCATAGACTATGTTGGCCATACGAATTTCGAAATGTCCTGTAGCACGAATGGTGATTGCATCGAATGTAGTCTGTTTTGTATAAGCCATTAGTTACTCGCCAAATAAGTTGCTGTGATAATCAAGTCTGTAGTATTGGTAAAGTCTGTGTTAGTACAAGTAGTAACAGTACCAGCAGCACGAATAACCAAACTCAATGAGGTAGAATTTTGTACCAAATATCCAGAAGGATTAAGGGTAGCAGCACCACCAGCCCAGTAAGTAACATTGGCAGCATAAAGAGTAGCAGCCGGGCTGTTAGACACTGTAAATGGTAGTCCTGAGATACTTGTTGCACCGGTAGAACTTCCTTTATTACTCAAAGTTACACGCAGTCCAACAGTAACTAATCTGCCAATCTTGATATAACTTCCTGTTCTTGAGTTATAGGTTATGCCTACAGAGGCACCACCGAAAGCAAGAGTTGGTGTCCAAGTTCCCTCTTCATAATCATCAAGAGTATTGACGTCTGTCGAAGGAATTTGAGTAGCAGGAAAAGCTATCTGACCACCATCAACCGACAGTAGTGATGTTACACCAACTGTTCCGGTATTACGGAGAATGTAGAATGGAGCATCAATGAATGTCCCTGCATCATTTGAACGAGTGATAACATAGTTGGAACCAGCGTTTGAACCACTCTCTGCAATACTGTTCGCAAGAACACTCCAACGGTCTACGCCCCCAGTCTGGAAAATTAACTGGCGATTTGTACCAGCGGCACCTGACCTCTTCAGGTCACCAGATAATGTACCACCAGCAAGTGGTAGGTATGTTGAAGCTGCTGTAGCAGCGGTAATAAGGTCAGAACCCCCCACTGACGGAGCAGTCTCAAAGGCGACCTTACCGGTTGAACGGGTGATGTAGAACGGAGTACCTAGGAACGAACCGGCATCAGAGTATCGCCAGATGGCGAAACCCGAACCAGCATTGGCACCAGACTCTGTTACGTTATCCGAGGCTACGAGCCAACGAGGAGAGGTAGCAGTAGCGTATGTAAGAAACTTACTGGTATTGACCGGACCATTAATAGTTGCAGTACCAGTCGTGATGTCGGTAGCTGTGAGGTTGGTAGTAGAGAAGTCTCCAACCGTCAGCGCACTCAGTGTATCAACAGCTACAGGGGTATTACCTTCTTCTACAACAACACGAGCACCGGAGGAGGCAGTAGGTTTATGTTGTATATCTTGAATTGGCATATTACTTCCTAATTAAAAAGTCCTCATCGTCAATATCTACGACAGGGGTAATATCAACCAGCGGCTTAGGTAGTGAGCCATGAGCATCTTCCTTTGCCATCTGCTGTAGTTGCATTATCTGTAGGTTCTGGTTGACTTCGTTAGCCTTAACCATCTCATTCCGGAAAGACTCGATAGCTGCACCCTGTTGTCGGCTCTGTTGAGCGTTCTCAATGAGCAACGTTGGGAGCCAAGCGACAGCACAGCCCCAATGGTCAACTGGCTCTCCAGTGTTGGGATTAGTACCCCGTATCTGAGTGAACCAATTGCACTTCAAACCAAGACAATCGCCTTTGATTAGAGGACAGAAATCACCGGGTTTTAATTCTTTCATTATAAATAGCCTTATAAATATTTTTAAAATGTATGGGGCATTCGCGCCCCACTGTGTTACTTACTTAGTTCTGCAATCTGTGCATCCACTTTGGCAATCTGGGCCTCATGGTAAGCCTTCTCACTAGCCTTAAGTTCAGCACTATCCCACTGACGAGACAGGCTTTCCTCCTTGAAGGCAATCATATGGGCTTTTTGTGCCTGTAGATTACTGATTTCAGCTTTAATTACTTCCGACATAACAACTCCTTGTTAGTTTTTCTGAGCCACAATAAAGTCCACATAGGCCACAGCGAAATCCATTGCCGTACCAGTGAAGGTATGACCGTGGGTATCCATAGTTAGAGAGTGGGTGTGGCTTCCACCCGTACCAGCAGCACCAGAAGTGACCGAGAACGAGTGAGTGTGGTTAGTACTAATACCACTCGTAGTACCAGAGTAGGTGTGGGCATGGTCGCCAGCAGCGTTTGTATTAAAGCCAGCAACGAAACCATCGTTCGTCTTATATTCGACACCGGTAGAGCCACTACCACCGGCAGTAACAAGGTTCTGAGTGTTTGAGTGAGCGTGACTACCATTAGTGGAAGTAGTACCAGAGTAGTTATGAGAATGGTCAGCACTGACTGTACCCGTTGTACCAGAGACAGCGTGAGTATGGCTCGGAATCTGAGCAGTCGTCAGGGTCGTTGCACCAACCGTACCAGTCACCACAACGTTATTGAGAGTACCAGCAGGTGTACGCGAGGCAAACACGGTCGTGAAGGCTGTTGAACCACCCGTGGACACGGAACCAGAAACAAGACGAAGAGCCTTATTGTTGTGCGTGGTGTCTTTCGTCCAACCTGGAGGGGCATTCGTCTGTTGGAAAAGCATCCGAGTACCAGCGGGCAAATAAGCCCACGCACCTACGAATTCCGTTGCTGTGATAGTTCCAGATGCCGTGATATCCGTAAACCCGGTATAAGCACCTGAGATAGACGCGTTAGGGACAATACCCGTCAAATCGCCAGCGGCAGCACGGTTATACCCAGTGACTATCCAACCACCAGTGCCAGAGGCAGCGGTACTCGAATATACGAGGGTATAAATCCCACCAGAGCAGATGTCGTTCGCAACTAGGGCGGTATCACCACTAGAAGTCAGGCGTCTGAGTGACTTAGCACCAAGAAGGTTGATGTTTATCGTGGCAGCTACGTCATTGTTGATGTGTGCCTTAAAGCTGACCACTCGACCATCAGTCAGTGTGGTGAACGAAGAGGAAGCGGTTAGGTTGTATGCCGATGCCGTACCAGTACTTGTGTTCGAACCGGAGATATCGTTGAGAAGTTGTTTTACACGAGTCATCATCTGGCGAGCAGAGTTATTGACTGTGCTAGGAAGCTGACCTTCCACCCAGTTGATGTCACCATCAGCAGTATCGTTGTTGGACGGAGTTAAGCTCCAGTCCCAAATGCTACCAGCCATATGTGGCTCCTAAATTAAATATTGAATGAAAATGGATTTGGTTGTTGTTTCTGACGACCTTGCTGAAATGCAGCAATTTGCTCTTGCAGACTCGGACCCTGTGCAGCACTTTGCATAGGAGCCATTTCAGGGGCTTCCATAGCAGCCTCACCTAGCGAGGAGAGTGCGTTTAGAATACCACCTTCAGTGCTCGTCTTTCCGTTATCGCCAGTTGTCTGCTTACCCTTAAGTAACCTCATCAAACCTTTCGGCTCTTCAGGCGCTTCAGGAGAAGCTTGTGCAACTTGTGCAGGAGCTTGTGGTGTATCACCCGTCGGATTAGGTGGTGGAGTGGCACCATTATAAGCAGCGGACAGCCAAGGGGCAGCGTTAGTACCCTTCCCTCCAGCACCCCATACTCCGGGGTTACCACCACCAATGTGCATACTCCCCGGCTGCATATAACCTTCACCAGCACCAAAACCAGTAATACCGGCTCGTTTGCCCTGGCGGACTATTTCTTCGAAGATGGGACGGTCTTCAGGATTGTTCCAATCAAGCTTCCGGTCACCTTTGTAAAAGAATGCGTCTGCTGCATTGCCATGGTCATGACGATGTGAACCAACACGGTTAGGCCCCTCACCCTCTTGACCTCCTGAGAAGACCTCCATAGTCAAGCCCAAGTCCTTGAGGTACTGCAACTGCTTTGCAAGGGATGGATTTATGGGTTGATTGCGTGTCGCACCTTGGTTTGCGTAACGGATGTAGTCATAGGCCATTATACAAAGCCCTTTTGTTTCTTTTTCGATTGGATGTATTGGTTGACGTATTGTGCCAAGGCAGGACTAGACTGATTAGCCGATTGCATAGGAGTTAATTGAGGAGCTTCCTGAGTAGGAGTAAGTTTTTGTAGGGCACTAAAGATACCACCTGTCGTACTCGTCTCTTCTTCTACTGGTTCTTCCTCTTTGTCCTTCCCGTAGGCAAGTGCCATAACAATACCGGGCACATTCAGCTTGCGGGGAGCAGGAGCATTTCCACCACTACCACCAGAACTAGAACTAGATGGATTGCCTAAAGCGGCATTGAACTTCTGTTCGTACTCTCCGACCGAGGTACCTAGAGAGTCTTTTCTGTTGAGTTTACCTACAGACCCATCACCACCTAGCCAAGCTTGAGCAGCCTTACCGGGGTCACCATACCTATTGACATAACCTCCGAACTGGTTGTCGAAGATGGCGTCTTGGATAGCAGGGTTGGTCAAAAACTCTTCGGTAGATACACGACGACCCAGAGCCTTTTCGCTCCAAGGGCCAATATTGGCTTCCATGATTTGATAGCGGCCTAAGGCTCTACCCATCTTGGGGTGCGTAGGCCCAATGGCCTTATAGTCGCCACTGCCAGCACTCTCTATAGAAGCGATAGCGTCTCTATATTGTTGCATTTATATCTTCTTCTCAAAATGTATAAAATAGAAATTTAGAAAATAAGGGGTCAGCAAGGTAAAGGAGCAAACCCCCTGACCCCTACCTCGACTATTAACTAGACGAGTATATTAATATGGATTAGCAATATCGACGGCAGCACCACCAACACGATGACCTAAGCCACCAACCAGTAGAGCACCTAGAAGTCCTGCCTCTAGAGCTTGTGGAGCTTTATCATTGGTACCTGCACCTTGCATAGCGGCTATAATCAGCCTACGCGCTTCATCATTAGGAAGCTTACCTTGCTTAACTGACTTGTGTATCTTATTTATGATTTCACCAGCAGTGAAGTTTTTGCCACCTGCCTTAGTCCCACCTTTGAGAAGTAGGTTAGCTAAGTGTTCATCGATATCAGTACGACGACCATCTTTGACAGTCTCTATTTTACGACGAAGTGCATTCCAAGTTCGGTTGGATAGACTCTGAGGTCCACCAATCTCAACAGGAGCTTTCTTCGTAATCTTTGAAGCAGCTTCTCTATTCAAACCAACCCCCAAAGACCTCTGCATACCTCTGTTAGCATCCGCTACGATAGCAGGACTCCACAGACGTTCCAGAAAGTCATCGGCTCGGTCACCGAAGAGGTCATTAAGCTTACGCTGATTTGCCTGTCTCTTGAAGAACTGATACGCCTTGTCGTGGTCACCACCAAAGTCAATCAGCTTGTCTTGAAAGAATTGCTTCTGGGCTTTGATACCCTTTGAATCTCCCGCTTGAGGTGTAAACCAATCAGCAAGGCCACCGACTTCACGCTTAGCCTGAGAGACACTGCTCCCATAAACATCTTCGATAACATCTCGACCCTTACCCGGACTTCTTGCAATCCTATTAAGTTCTGCAAGCGTACGGTCTTCATCAATGGGTAGGGGTATAGGATGGTGGTGAAGGTATTCCTGAATTTGATGACTGGATGGGGTATCTTCTATTCCGGGGATGTTCTCTTTGAGAATCTTAGGAATTTGGTTTCCACCAACCGTATCATTATATTCTTTAGCAGCGGTATAGAGTTCTTTACCACCGACACGGTTAGGCGCGAGACCTAGTTTTGAAAGACCCTTCTGAACAACATTACTAACTAAAGGGGCGGCAGCAGGACCGAGAGCACCAAAGGCACCACCGGTAAGCATTCCCTGTTCTACGTCTTCCCCTCTAACTGCTGCATCAGCACCACCTAGGGCAGTACCAGTAGCACCACCTAGTCCGACACGAGTAGCGAAGCCTAGTCCACCAGTAAGTCCAGGAATAGACCTCGCACCGGTAGCTATTGCCCCACCGGGGAGAGCCATAAGGGCACCAGTACCGGCAGCAGCACCAGTGAGTTCACCGGCAGTAGCAGCATAAGGATGATACTCCTTCGACTGCTTACCAGCTTCCTCACTGTACTTACGTGCCTCCTCCCAAGTCTGGCCTGTGGTATCACGACCAACCATAGAAGTAGGAAGGTGTGTATCTAGCCATGCGTCAGCATCCAAATAGCGTTCTTTGAGCCATGGGCCGACAATAGGTACTCCGTTAGCAAAGCCTTGGCCGAAGGCAGTGTATTCACCCTCTTCACCCCTAAGCCTTGATTGTTCGGCTGAGTCGCTAAAACTACGAATGTCATCAATAGTGACGCCCTCAGACGCAATGTACCCGTCGATATCTTGTTCGGGGGCATTCTGTTCCGCCATCTTTCTGACGTTACGTTTGATACGTGCGAGGTCTTTCGCCATTATTAATCCAATCCGTATTTGGTTTTATAGTTTGTTTTCCCATCAGCTTGAGGAGCCGTAGGTTGTCCCTGAGCAGCAGAAGTGCCGGGAGATACATGGATATTAGTTGGTGTAGGTCCACTCTCAGCAGCCTTGAGTGCATCTTGACGTGCCTGTTCAGGTGGCATTGATGCACGACGAGCAGCAATCTTATGCAGGCGAGAAACCTCCGCCTTGTACTCGTTTAGAGCCTGTAGCCAATCCTTAGGCGAAAGGGTGTAGTTCTGGAGTCTCTGAAGAGCACCCTGAGCTTTCTGACCTTCTGCCTCAGTAATCTGACCACCACCACGGAGAGAGTTAAACGCCGTGAGGAACGAACCATTGACAACCTTATCGACGCGCGAAAGGAAATCACGTCCTTCTGGGGTAACGGCAATATTGTTCATACTAGCCATACCGTCCAGCAGACCTGTGGAGTTATCGATACCCGGATGACTCTCTAGGATATTCAATTCACCTAGGGCTGCACCCGTGTCACTATTGACCTTATCGAAAGCGAGCAGAGATTCACCCTGTCCCTTACCATAGGCCCCACCCTCACGCTTAAGACGTTCTTCTTCCTCAGGAGTACGTACCGTTTGACCGGGGAGATTAACTTCTTCCCATTCACCAGTATCCTTACGTCTTTGCCAAGTGTGTACGGTACCATTCGCGTCGGTTGTCCGTTCGATACCTGCGAAATAACCACCAGCACCACCTGAGCCACCACCGTTCTTCTGGTCAATGAACTCCTTGAGTAGTTCTGGGTTTCGAGCCATAGCCTCAGCTTCAGCAGCACTCATACCCTGACCAGTGAGCCAATCGTAAGTAGCCCTTTGCTGACCGATAAGTTCTTTCTGACCCATCTGGAGCTTCCGTCTGGCGTCTATCCGTTGAAGGAGAGCATTACCTTGGTCCGGGAACCTAGGGTCCAGATTTGCAAGAGCAGCACCGATGACTGAGAAATCAAAGAAAGGTTGTTTTTCTTCCTTGAAGGGGTTTTCAGCACTAGCATTGGGAGCCGCCGGAAAACGTGGTGCGTTGTCCAGGTAATCCGACTGAGGAGTAAAACTCTCGTTACCCGTCACCTTTGGAGCATCTGGGAATCGACCATCTTGTTTCGTCAGAGCTTCCTGACGCAGACGTTGCTCTTCGGGCAATTGTGTACCGGAAGGAGCGAAGATACCACCAAGAATTAGGTTATTAATGTCATCATCGACAGCCCCAGTAGTAGCAGGAGCATCGTTAGCAGGAATATCCTGCATCTTATCGAACCTACGCTCGTGAGGGTTAGTAGGAACAGGGGAAGCAGGAGCCTGAGGGGCAGCGTTAGGAGCAGCAACATCAGGGATGTTCTGCATCTTATCGAACCTACCAGCATTAGGAGCGTCAGGAGTCCTCGTATATTCAGCCCCCGGTAAATTACCGAGAACCTTGTCCCAGATGTTAGGCTCTTCAGCTACAGGAGTCTGTGAACCGATTGCGGTACCAAACTGAGTAGCTAGGTCTTGAATGTTCTTTTCTTTACGAGCACGAGCAGCATCAACCTTTGCTTTAATTTCGTTAGCCTTGGGGTTAGCAGCCGTGTAGGGTTTAGCAGAACGAAGGAATTCCTCTTCCTCCATCTGTTCCGACAGAGCATCCTCTTCCATAATCCGCTTAGCTGCTTCAGCCTTAGGATTATTGCTATAAGCAAATCCTGAGTCACGAGCCGCACGAGATTCAGACTGACGGTAGTCATTCAGGAGGGGTATATCCGCCATGAAGCCACCACTAGGTGTATTCACGATAGGACGACCCTTCCCTGCCTGTTCCTGTACTAGGACTTCAGGGTCAATTACCGGAAGGGCTGTAGATTTCTTATCACGAAAGGCTTTCTGCTTCTCAGCTTCTTCCCTAGCGGCTTTGTTCTTAGCCCTTATAGCATTCTGAGACTCTAAGGTTTTCTTGACCTTAGCTTGTCTCGGAGTCTCTTCGGCAGAGCCAAAAAGGAAATCAAAAATACCAGCCATTATATTCTCCAATTAGCGAAGCTTGCTATAGTCCACAGACTTATAGGACTTACCCTTGTGTTTGAACTTACCAACCGCTTCAGGCTGTTTCCTCTCGACCTCCTGTGCCATAACACCAAGGATGCCGACTTTACCTTTAGGCTTCTCGTCATTCATTTCGTATTCGTAGACGTTATGTCCGCCCGGAGTCTTACCTACCTTCTTGACATCCTTTTTAAGACGTTCGTCAGAAGCAAAGTTAGTACCGGAGAACAAAGTACCTAGCGCACCTAAGATATTCATAGGCTGACTAGACTTACCCGACTGTGTACCGTAACTACCAGCCGACTGTGTACCAGCCGAAAGAAGTCCACCAAGTCTCGACCAATCTTGCATATCGTATTGTGAGAACTGGTTGATAAGGTCGTCAAGCTGACCCTGCGACATGTTGTCAATCTGACCACCAATCTGAGCCTGTTTGTCAGCGTCGTACGTCTTGTTCCCTTGGATAGTCGGAAGAGCCGAAATCATACCGAGGACGTTACTGAAGCCCGTGTTCTCTAGTCCACCAGCCCCCTGGAGAGCGGCCAACTTGTCACGGAATTGGTTCTGACCAATAGAAGCAGTGTTAGCACCAGCGTTTGCAATTCCACCGGCAGCATTAAGTGCGGTGTTCATGCCAGAAAGCTTGTTGTTAATGTCTTGCGACTTGTAACCAGTCAAACTATTAGCAACATTAATATTGTTACCAATGTTCGTACCTTCCACACCAGCTACACCAGCGGCAGCATTACCTTGGATACCAAGACGCCCTTGCTGTTCACCAGAGATAGCGTTAGCAGCCTGAAGCTGACGGTCACGTTCTTGATTGTAGTTAGTGTATCGGAGGTCGTTGCTCGTCTTAGCTAAGCTATCTGCGAGAACACCCTGATTGGCCCCACTACCGTAACGTCCACCAGCAGCGAACATACGCGATGTGTCATCGAACACAGATTCCTGAGCATCAGAAACCATCTTGTCTATGTAGGGATTATTCTGGAGCATATCACCAGCAGCCGTACCAGAGAGGTATTGCTGTGCAGCACCCGGAGTACCTGCCTTGTCGTAGACGTTCTGCCAATTTGCAGCAGAGACATCACCGAAGTCCTGTTCCAGTGCAGACGTATCAATCGGACCTACGTTCTGTGCATTGTCAGCTATATTCTGGTACAGAGGGATGGTGCTATTGATGTTATTAACACCTTGGTCAACCGTAGGGTTAGAACCAGACTGACCCATAGCCAACATAGCGTCAGCAGCAGTCTTAGCACCCGGAGTCATACCATTGTTCTGGAACGTCTGGGCAGCAGCATTAATAGGAGCAGTCTGCAACTGTTGGTTCATGTTATTGTATTGAGTAGAACCGGGAGTGGCCCAAGCCGGATTGCCTGTGTTGTAGTTCTGGGCAGCAGTCTTGTTTTGACCGGAAGTATTTGCCATATTTATTTTCCTTTCGGACCACCAAAACTATGCTTGGACTTGTCCCACATATTAGGCGATAGGTCTGGTTTGGAATGGATGTGCTTAAGAAGACCGACAGACGGAGAACTAGGCCCTAACTTAGGGGCCTTTGCCTTAGCGACCTTCTTTATTGTGACCCTCTTGAGCTTTGCCATTAGTGATTTCCCGCAGTGCGCCTCGTAGACTTCTCTTTTGCCAGACGGTCTTCGAGAGCTTGGAGTCGCGATGCATACTCAGGGTCTACCCTAGGTGCACGTTGCTGTGCTGTGGCCCTTTTGGCTTTCAACTGTTCAATCACCTGCCTAGCCTGAGCTATAGCGGGATTGTTCTGCCAAGTTTGATTAGTGACAGAAGGACCAGTATAACCGGTAGCAGCTAGAGCGTTGTTCATCCCACCAAGGGATGCATCCGAGAAGCCAGCACGAGTTGGTCCTGTATATGGATTATAACCATTACCACTCTTATAGAGGTCCATACCCTCAGCAGCAGCCTCCTTGAGAAGGGGTTCAGCCCACTTCGGTGGTTTATTCTCTTGTGTTGTCTTACTAGTTTTTGACATCTAAATATCTTTCTTAAATACCACGATTGACTCGTTAAAGCCGTAATCGCCTAAGAGCTTTCTATAACCTTTTCGGCCCCACCAATGAGCTTGTGTTACTCCATGTTCCTGCTTAGCCCATTCTTCTATTTCGGACATAAGAGGAAGAGCGTCTTCTATTCGAGAGCCACCAGCCTGTGCGTACATGAGAATCTTTTTCCCATTGCTAGCTAGCGTGATAATCTCTGTAATAGGAGTGAGTACAACTTTGCTTTCCTCATCTAAGATAAGCCATAGTTGCCTTTCACCTCTGAAGCATTGACCTAAAGCGTGCTCTACAGTCTCTTCGTCTGGGAACTTATCGCAATACTTAGTAATGCAAGCGATTATTTCCGGCCAATGTGGTTCCATTTCTTCGGTAGTCATATGTTGTGTGTTCTTGAGTGTCAGAGTCATTAACCGCTCCGTCCCGGCCACTCAACAACAGTCAATGTGACATCAATAGCATTGGACGTACCGGCCTGTACCTTGATTGTATCACCCTCAGCTAAAACCAACCCCTCTAGAGGGAAGTAGGTATAGAGATTTCCGGGTATTGATTGTTGGTGGACCAATTTATAGGAATCGGCTGCCGCAGTAGAATTCCAAGTGATACTCACTGTAGCAGCGGTACCAGTAATGTTTACACAGCGGATACCGATACAGTAGGTGTACTGACCAGCCGTAAATATGGTCGTGTTTGAAGTAGTCGTTAAGTGTGCACCTACACTTCTACACTGATTAGTAGCAAAATTACTCATTATCGATGTCCCTCTGGTTGTCCCTCAGGCTCAACTCCGTGGACGTGTGTCCAGTTCTGACCAGCAGGAATAGATAATTCGAACCTATGCATCTGACCTGAAGCTATAGTTGGGATAAGGCCAGTGACAGTTGAGTTGTTAGCGGACTGTTTCCAGTTTCTAGGTTGTCCGGGGAAGTCTTTGGTAGCTACTCGACCAGAAGTGGTTGTAGCGTCAGTCAGTGGCCTAAAGCCTTTGACGTAAGTTCTACGACCCTCACTCAATGCGATATCAGCAGTTTGAAGTCTTGCTGCTACAGGGTCGCCGGAGAAGAACCCTAGGCGATAGTCATCGTCAAACGCAGCAAAGACCGGTAGAGAACCAGACCAAGCACGAGAGTCTAATGAGAACGGAAGGTCGTCTAGGTTACCTACGTTATCGAGAAGTTCCAATGTGTAGCCGGGGGTAACCGAGTCACAGATGGCCGTCAGGATGGTATCGGGCTTGATAAGGCTCCAACGGTCGATACCGTAGTTGTAAGCGAGTAGACGGTCGAACGTCTGGTCATTCTGGTTTTCGACAGACCTATAAGCCCAATAGACGCAAGCACGTGCCGGGTCTTCAAACCCATAGATGTAATACGTCTCGTTGAAGTCACAGTCATCGAAGAAGAAGCGGTCTACCCGCTCCACACCAATCTTAATCGGATTAGGGGTAGCGTACTTATAGAAGCCATCCTGAGACAGATAGAAGGTACCACCACCCGTTGAGATAATGGAGTTTCTAGCGTGGGTACCGTGTTGCTCAACAGTCTTCTGGAACCGGAAAATTAGGGGTGTCGCCAGGTCCAAAGTACCCTCACGGATACAGTGTTCGTGGAAGACAACAATACCGTCCTCAAAAGAGGCCGTACCCATAATCTCACCATCGTCTGGAAAGACTTGGAAGTCAGCGGAACGCTTACGTGGCTCCCAGTGTTGAGGGGCATTCAAGCCTGACCACTGAGCAGCTTTGTCACCGAGGGTGTCCAGAAAGGACGTGAAGATGAAGTCACCGACTGTATCGATGTTCCTTGCCCGTGGGGCATCAGGAGACAACTGTACGAAGACTGCCGTGGGGTCAGCGAGGTCGAAATAGACAATAGGGTCAACGCCATTCGTAGCGACAACCCAGTCACCAAACTGAGTAAAGCTCCAACGGTTTGCAGCAGGAGTGCCGTACTGAGCCAGAGGCTCTACTTTCACATCATCAATATTGAGTGTCGTAGGGCCAGAGGAAGCTATGAACTTAAAGGCAGTGTTACCAGTCGCAGCGATGATGTGCATCGCATACGTACCGTTTGCGTTAACTGTCGTCCCGGCTACAGGAGTACCACCGGTTAGCGTAGGAGTAATTGCTCCAGCCGAATAGCTAGATACTGTAAAAGATACTTTGTAGGTAACACCAGCGGTCAATGCTAAAGTCTGCGAAAGTCCGTTAGTATTGGCAACAGCCGTGAAATGTGCCTTACCGGCTGAGATAGTGACAAGAGCGTCTTTAGTCCAATTAACGTCTGCTGCAAAATCACCAGTTAGAATAATATCTGCTTCAAGTTCAGAGATGTTATCCCAACCGAGTGTAGTAAAGTTCAACTTGTAGAGTGCGTTTCCAGTAGCGGCGATAGGTAACCAAACACCATTACCCTGCACAGCAAGGAAGGTACCTTGAGGTCTACCGGGAAGTGCGTTAGTCAGTGGAGTGAAGCCGGGGAACGGTAGGAAGCTATCAGCAGCCGGAAGGACGTTCTCTAGAGTGCTTGTATAATTTGGGTCAAAGTCACTTCTATCCGGCCCAAATTGAGCGAATTGAATAAGGCTCATCAATTACTTCCTTAAATAACATAAATTATGGATTTGGTCCTGAGACTTTAGCTATGGTTCTTTGTCCGTAGACGGCCTTACGGTCGTCCTGAACTAGTGTCTTAACTGCGTCAGAAAACTGTGCACCAAAGATAGGCAGACGTTCTACGTCACCAATAAAGATGGCTGCATGCTTCAGAGTACCGTACAGATATACCGTCGGTGCCTTAGAAAGCAGCCAGTTCGTAGGTGCGGACTCAGACAGAGCAGGAATCTTGGCGAAATATTGAAGTTCAATATCACTTGAATTCAGCGGGAGTACCTGTGCCGTATCGTCATCGTTAATAACAAAGACTTCTGGGTATCCAGCGTACCGAATGGGGTACATTGCCTCAGCCGTACCTGGCACAACCGCATCGAGGCGTCTCCGAGGGTTAGTCAGAGCCGTGATGCTACGGAACTCTTGGTAGTCAGTAGGAAGTGTTACCCTACCGTCGATATCAGGAGTTAGGGAGACAATTTTAAGCTGTTCACGACAGCGAAGTACCCGATTTACCTCAGCCTCACAGAGGTCAATAAAGTCCGGTGCATAGGTAATGAGGTCTTGTCTGTCGTAGGAGAACTGCCCTACAGCGGACAGAATATCTGTGTAAGTTGATAATGCCATAGGTGTTTCCTAGAAATTAAATGGTGCCCTCTTTCGTTCTGAAGGGGGCGAAATCAGCAGAGTTCAAAAGCTTCTTGAGAGATTCTTGGTTTCCGTCTTTCTGACGTGGGGCGATTTCTCGTGCCCAGATGTGCATAGGAATAGAAGCAACCTTCGTCCCTACAGCGTTATCTTCACCGTCATTAAACTTATTACCAATGTTGTTGTTACGCAGTTCCGTTATCCCGTCGATAAACTTCTGTGCACCATACCATTGTGTCTTGCGAACCGTACCAAGCTCAAATTCATATTCGATAATACGAGTACCGGTGAATGCGTCGTCGTAAATAACCTCTGTTCTAAGTAGAGCGCCGAGGTCCATGCTTTTAATAATATCTTTTGAAATATTTAAATGAGACTCTTTAGCCATAAAACCTCTTAACCACTTCCTCAAAATCTACTTCAGCCACTCCATTCTGCACAAGGAGCCTAGCTTCACTTATAGGGATAATAATAGTCGTGTCTTTGGTGTGTTTTCCATCGTTGGTGAAGTAGTTTCTTTTCAACCTAACCGGGAAAGGCATTTCGACAGCTTCAGTAGTAACAACATCAACAGGCTTTAGTTTTGGAGTATCGGGAATGATTTCCTTAACCCCTTTGTTATTCGTAGGACGTGCCATATTTATTTTCCTTTGGTCAGAACTTTAGCCTGAGACTCAAACCCATAATCGCTAGCAGGGTCAGCCCTGTATCGAGTAAGGTAATCGTTGAAATTTGCAGAGTAATCTTTAGTGCCCATGTGGGTCAGATTACATGTCGTATCTAGATGGATTTTCCCACCAAGGGACCTCCAACGGAGACAGAACGCGTTGTCTTCAGAGTAGTAGTGGTCACGTGGTTTATCGTAGTAGGTATCGAAGATTTCACTCTTACCCATACCTGCTTCAAACATCCTTTCGAATACGGGACGTTTGATGGCCATAAATCCGGTAGGTGCGAATAGCGTTTCCGCGTAGCCGTTTTCGTCAACTTTACCCACATGACTAGCGTGTACCGGGAAACCAGCACCTTCTTTACGCTTAGCGTAGACACCAGCACAGACGTCGAAATCAGTGTTAGTCACTCGATTGAATTCGTCAGGGGAGAAACCAACATCCGAGTCAACGAACATTAGAGTTTCCCAATCACCTTTCATGAAGGTGGAGACGATACCGTTACGGCCAATCGTGACGAGAGAACAAGCCAAGGTGATAATATCAGGCATAGGCTTAAGACGTGTGACCGAGGTAAAATAGTTAGTACAAACCTTCTCGTCACCCGTTGGGGTAGCAAGCAAAATAGACATAAAATATTCCTTTGAAAAATAGCCTAAACAAAAGGGTGCCTAGGGGGAGAGATGGGCTATCACCCTCCCCTCAGGACTTGGCTTCAGTTAATTAGACTGAAGTTTAGCTAGGATTAGCTGTTGGTCGAAGTACCGAAGATATCAGCAACAACACCGTGAGCAGCTTCGTTCTTCATAATGAGCGTGTACTCGACGTTCAGAACGCGATTCTCAGCATCACCGACCTTTGCAGCTTCGTGCATCTGGATATCATCGAAGATACCTACAGCAGCCTTGTCCGGGTCAATGACAAGGACGTTAGAAGCAACAGTAGTGCTGTAAGACATTACACGGTTCGGGATGACATCAAGAACGCCAAAGTCCGAAACATACATGTCAGCACCAGCGAAGATAGTAAGCTGTGATTTACTACCCTGACCCTGATTAGAGCGGAGTTCCGCAATACCAGAGAAGCCAGAGAATACAGTCTTAGCATACGGTGCAAGCATAACAGTGGTAGGGTTACCACCAGCAACGAACACATCCTTCAACACAGTATCAAGCTGCGTCTTAGCAAAAGCACGTTGCGTACCAGCACCAGCAGCATCAACGATACCCGTACCGGAGTTGAATCCACCATCGGTGCCTGTAGCACCACGGTCAGTGTTCGTCTCAAGCCAAGCAGCAAAGCCACCAAGCTTACGAGCCGTACCAGCAGCACCAGCAACCGAGGCGACGTTCGACAGGAGAGCAAACTCCATATCGCGCTTCAGTTCCTTACCCTTCTTCTGGAGTTCACGCTTCAGTTCCGACTTGCGGCCAGCCTTGAGCGTCTTGTCCTGGGTACGGGTAACCGAGATAACCTTCTCAGAAATCTGAGTGTAGTTACCAACGCGAGCCGTTGCAGAGAACTCGGTGAATGCCCAAGCATTGCCTTCAAGAACAGCGTTTGAACCCGGAGTTGCAAGAACATCCGTCTGCCATTCAGGGTGAACCGACTTGACCGGCTCACGACCAAGCAAGGTCGCCAGAGGGGTTTCTTCAGGGGTAATGAGGTAGATAGCTTCAGCAAGCTCTTCGCGATTGCCTACAGCTTCATAGGTGTCAAATGCACCAGTAACCTGTGCCATAATTAATTCCTTCTAATATAAATATTTTTGAAAATTTGGTTAGTAGTATCTCAGGGGATACAAATTAAGGTGTTTGAGTCTTAGAGAAATTTATCCAAAACTCTATCGAGGGCATCAGTGTCTTTACCCTGCGATTTGCGCAGACGGTCTAGGTCAGAACGCATAGAAGGCTTATTAGTGCTTCCCTTAGACGTTGGACTAAGCGGAGGCTTACCCTTCATCTTCTGTACTGCTTTGGGCTTGTTAGCCATTATCTTCTGGTATTCAATTACGTCTCTAGCGAGGAGTAGAAAGCGATGGTCGAAAATCCCGGCCACGTCTTCCTCGTTAAAACCATATTTTGATACTGCTCCAATAATGTCGTTATTAAACCGCTGTACGACCTCTTTATTCCTCAGTTCAGGCATCAACTCGACTGCTCGGTCACGTTCTACCTCTGCCCACTGGCTAAAGGCTTGCGTCTGCTGAGCTTCCTGAGCTTCCGACATCTGCTGCTTAGTCTGGATAAGTCCTGCGACTTCCTGCATCCGCTGGTCGAATATGGCTTTATGCTGCCAATACGCCATAGGATTAGTCATAAGCAGTTGGTTGGAAGGTTCTTCAGGAATTGACGCCAGAGTAATCTCTAGTGCCAAGTCTAGTACCTGTTCCTGCTGCGCTAGTGCCGCATGACGGGTTTCGAGCTCCTTACGGTTTGCTGCGATTTCCTGCGTCTTGCGGGTATAGTCTTTCTCCCTGAGGTTACCACGGACCAATTCTCCGACGGTAGTAACAGAACCATCCGGTAGAGTTACCTTACTGTCATTGCCAGCAAAATGCTCTTCCTCATCGTCCTGAGACTCGTCTTCGGAATCATCCTCAGTGTCACCATCTTCTTCCGAATCTTCATCATCGGGAGAAACTTCCTCGTCTTCCTCCTCTTCGTCATCTTCGACAGAGTTAAGGATTTCCTCTTCCTCCATATCGTGTTTCTCCGCTACTTTAGTAAGCGAATCAATACCTAGGAAGGAATCAAGGAGGGTGTCAGACGTAGGGGTAGAACCTACAGTCCCTTGCGGGGTGCTGTTATCGGTTGTCATAAAATATCCTTTGAAAAGTTTTAGCTAAAGCAATTATGGGTGTGCTCTAAATCGAGTCCCTAGTTTTGCTGCGCAATTAATTTGAGTAAGTTTTATCTACGAGCATAATCTGCATCGTAACTTATTTAAGCGACGGTACGCTTTGTATTCTTGCCGTTTAATACGACAGAACGGAGATAGCCTTTAACACCCTTAATAGTGTTAATCCTGTCTATCAGCATCCGTCTCTTTTTATCTGAAGCCCAAAATGGGAGCCTCAGTAATTCGTTATAAGAATCATCTTCCGCCTTCTTAAAGGCTTCATCCAATATAGGGTCGTTCAAAAGTTGGTCTGCTCTATACGCCCTATTCTCTTTATCTGTCGTCATTTTGCTCCTTTTGACAGTTGAGTTGCGAGTTACAATACGTCTGCTGTCAGGGACATACAATGACGCCCAGTGGTAGATGTTTGTGCGGCTGCCCACCTTAGACCGGTTGACCCCTTTAGAGTGATATTCGCATCTGTCTCTGTAATCCTAACTACACCATCGATTGATACTTTAATCGTTGCACCTTCCATCGTGAGCCGGACATTCCGAGAACCAGAAGTGAATGTATCTGCGTAAAGTGATGAACCTACCTGGGTGACTGTACCAGCCAGACATTTTAGAAGTCTCCAGCCACCAGCCGTTGAGGACCAGTGTGCGAGATAGTAAGTCTGTGCATCGGCTTGAAAGCGACCACAGATACCAAAATTATCGGAGATTGTTGTATAGTGCTGGAATACCCCTTCAGCGTAATAGTCCGCAGACGGTGGTACCCAAGCTGACCTATACTCTCTTGTCGTCGACGCTGGAGAATATACACCGTTGTCTATGATTAGAGCAGGGGCAGTCTGGAGTGACCCAAAACCGAAGGCCCATACTTCACTAGTATCAGCAGTATGTGCTGTCAGTGCAGTACCATTAGCGGCTGTGAAGGTGTCAGTAAATGTGAAAGGTGTTTGAAAGAACTTACCGGAGAAGTCTTTGACACCTAAGGCTTTATTCCCCAATCCCTTGAAGCTTAAGATATCCATATAAGTTCCTTCGTCAGGTTAGTTATTAGACGAGTGTCAGGGAAAAGTTATCGTCTATCTCGACGTATTGACCAGCCGCACCGGATATCCCGACAATGCCAATGAACATCGCTGTTCCCGACATGACGAAGGTCTGTTCGGTGAAAAGGTGGTCAACACTGTCAATCAACTCATAAATGCTGCCATTGGGTAAACCAGTGTCTGGTGTGATACGCAGCCTCACCGTGGAACAGGTTCCAACGTACATACGACCATTCAGCTTGTATGTGGCCCCATTAGTAAGTCCTGCGACCTGCTTCCAGATGCGTGGATTACTACCAGCACCGATTGTCGCTCTTGCGCGTCCACCAGCAATAGATAGCGTCGTATCCGCACCTGCTACCCAAGAAAGTGGAGCCATCAGGTTGGGGTCTATAGGAGCATCCGACTGAAAGAATTCACCCGAGAACTCCTTGACACCCAAAGCCATGTTCCCCAGACCCTTGTAGCTTAGAACGTGCATAGAAGGCTCCTTGGTATTAGAGGAAGTGTACGGTCAAGCTTGGGGTCGTTGCACCCGCGAGAGTGGCACGATAAAATACTCCATAAGGAAGTTTGAAGAAGCCTGTACCAGCAGCAGTGAATACGAGTTCGGTGTCTGAAATCCACGTACTACCGTCTACAGAGTATTGAATAGTCAGCGTACCGCTACCGAAGGTTCCTGAGACTACAACCCCTACTTCAGGGAGAGCACCAGCGTCCCGGTAGCCCGTGTAGCTCTGAGCGGCAGTAGAGCCTGACGCACTGAGTGTAAAACTAGCCATATATGTTAGTCCTTGTGAAAGAAGAAGGAAGTGACCCCTCTGGGTGCGCATGAGTCAGAGGCGTGAGGGGCACTATTAGTTAGGCGTCAGCTACCGTGAGGGTGAAACTAGCAAGCTGTGTGACGTTACCGTTTGCATCGGTAGCTTTGACAGAAAGGCCTGTGTAAACACCAGATACAGCAGCACCGAACGTACCGGAGACTGCACCTGTTTCAGTGTTAATTGTGATAGCAGCCGGCCAAGTACCTACGAGAGCGTAGACCTTAGTACCAACACCACCAGTGGCGGTAGCTGTGAAGCCAGTGTAAGCCGCACTCTCGGTACCCGTAGTAATGGGAGTGCCAGAGATGGTTAGAGTACGGCCACCATTCTGCTTGATGTAATCGGAAGCCGCACCGGGACCATAATTGGCAAGCTGGGCGTTAGAAAGGGAGCCAGCAACATCACCACCTTGTTTGATAAGGTCGCTGATGGAACCACCCACATTCTTTAGTACTGTATTAGACTGAGGCATTAATTATCTCCAAAAAATTAGTTATTCACTCAGGTCAGCTTTGACGATATTTGTGTCAAATCCGCCTTGTGCCCCTTGTGCGATTTTCATTGCATTAGCTTCACGAGTAATCTGGGCTTCTATCTGCATCTCTTCACGACGAAGTTGAGCTTCTAGGAGTGCGACTTCCCGTTTATGCTGGATTTCAAACTCAGCCTTTTCACGAGCCATCTGCATATCAAGTTCGTGCTTTTCGCGAGTGACCTGGAGGGTCATAGCGTTCTTTTCACGCTCTGCTTGAAGCTCAGCGGCCATCTTCTGTTGCTCCAGGGCGAAGTCAGCTTGAGCCTTCTGTTGAGCCTGTTGAGCATCGAACTGGGCCTTCTGCTGCTTAACTTGCATCTCAGCTTGTGCCTTGGCCACTTCTGGGTCCGGCTGCTGTTGCTGAGGCTGTGACAACTGCTGTAGAGCCTCTGGCGTAATCTCATTGAAGAACTGTTCGGTATTCTTGATACCGGAGACCTCAACCATTTTACGCAAAGTCGTGACGTACTTATCGACACCAGAGATGGGGTTTGTAGGTCCACTTTGGGCGATAATCTGTTCTTGCTTGGCAGCAATCTGCTGGAGCATCATAAGGTCTTTGTCCCTAGAGCCAGAACCAAGGCCAACCGAGACAGAAGTGTCCATAGATGCATTCCAACCACGAGGGTCATACTCAACCCATTTGTTACGGAGACGCACGGTACGTGGCATGTCTTGGTTTTGGACAACGAGTTTCAAAAGGCACTTGAAGAACCGTTTGAAGCCCATTTCAGCGAAGTTACGAGCGATAAGCTCAATCTTCGAATAGGAAGCCGTCTGAGCAGCGTTTACGGCCGTGGCGGTCTGGTGCTGCAACGCATCCAAATCAAGCGCCATAGTGGCCTTAGAGGCTCCTGTGCGACGTTCTACGACCTCATCCATGTACTGGAGACCCTTGAGGGCTTCACCAGCGATAAAGGGAACTGAAGTTGTGAATACAGCCGATGCAGGGTCACCGTTTACACGGATGACGTTACCAATCTGCCGGTCATAGAGTGAATCGGGATTGATAATCCGCTCTTCGTCTACGATACGGTCAGGAATATTCGACTGATAGAGGTTGTTGAGCATCTGACGGATAAGAACCGTCTTAACTCGCTGTACATCTTCGACTTCATTGAAGACAGAACGACCAAGCCAACGATGAGGAACAGGTTCAGCAATGAAATCCGAGAACGGATAGTCACCTTCCCACTCCTGCCAATCTAGAACAACACTGGTACCGGAACCACCCATGAAAACTTGTAGGGTTTCAGCAATACCATCACCATTGTAGTCACACTTGACATACGCTTCGATAATTTCAATTTCGTCTGTGGAACTATCGATACCGGAAGAAGTCCAAAGAGAACCAATCTGTTCCCGACGAGATACTTGAACCCGGTCAAACGACAAATCCCCGCCAAAGGCCGGGAGCTTGTATACGAGGTCTTCATCAAAACCCTTTTCGATTAGTTCCGAACGGGTAAGGAAAGTCCTCTGAGCGACAAACTTTGCATCTTCGATACAAGTAGCAACCGCATCGATGAGAAACTCTTCTGGGGGAACTACAACGACCTTCAGACAGCCGGTAGATTCAACCTTCTTAACCTTGAGGTTGTAGAGGTTAGTTACCATTGGAGGCAACTGAGGGAGATTACCAACTGGTAGAGGAGTTTGTGGAACCTCTGGTTGGACAACTTCCTCGAAAACATCTTGCTCTAGAACTTCAACACCCTCTTCAGAGAGGATGAGTGCAGCTTGAGCTTCCGTAAGGTTGTGGAAGATGTGGACGGTAGCCTTCTCGTACGGCTCCCACCAATGCTTAACCACACCGTTTCCATGTAGAAGGGAATCATAGAAAACACCGTTGAATATACGGTAGCCGTCTAGCTCTTTCGTAAGGATGTAATTGACGTAATCAGTAGCCTGAGCAGCAGACTCTTCGTCTTCTGGACCATGAGGTTCATAGGTGACGAGATTGTCCCCTGCGAAGAAAACTCGCATTAGACCTGGAAGAATCCAGCCTATTACGTCTCCAACATCCGACGAGGTAATCTGACTCGTACCTTCATCAGCAGGAACGTCACGAAGCTCACCCCGGACGTATTCAATAGCCTTAACTCGGTTAGAGCGGTACTCCTGTCGGTCGTAATCGATAGAGCGGCTAACATACTGTTGGACCAGACCTCCAATCTCGTCCTCTGTAAGTTTCTTTCTTTCAGCCATTAAAAATTCCTTAAAACTAAATGTTTGTTCAGCCTCTAGGAAGGGCTGGAATATTGTTTGGTAATTCTATTTTTTATTGAGATGTGAAGGGTAGTACAGCAAACCAACTAAGCGATGGTTGAGCTTAAATCTATTCACCACCAACGCTTCCACTAGCTCAACTAGCACAAATAGCACTAGTAACGTCCGAACCAGTTTTCCAAGCATTTAAACAAGACCAGAAACATACTTACTCTTAGTCTTACCAAGGGTATCCCAAAACGACTGACGTTTAGCTCTGTTCTCTGCACCTGAAACAATTGAATAGCGGAAAGAGTCCGCACCGTTAGAAGCCCAGTTGTGCAATGGCTTATTCGACAGGACTTGCATCCTTTCGTTGTATTGCGACTGGTACATCTTTAGGCACTCAATGCCACGCTTACATAGTTCCTTATCGAACCAACAACGATTCAATATGGAGCGTACTAGTTCGATATCGCCAATAACAGATTTGGTCTTGTCGAGAGAATCACACGTTAATCCACGTCCTCTAAGGAACTGGATACGAGATTTCCCAGACTGAAGCTCTCTAGCTTCTGCGTCATGCGGTAGGTAGTTCATCTCGATTGAGTACGGGAGAGCTTTAATCCAATCCACATAATGAGAAAGCTCTTGGTTGGCGTTCTCATAGTAGTTTATGTAGTGCCTCTCGTTACCGACAATTTGGAACACCCAGATAGCCGTAGTATCGTTGATACCCAAGTCCCAAGACGTATAGACCGGAGCGGCCTTGTCATAGGCAACCTTCGTAATCCTGCCTTCAACATCAGCAGCTTCGATTAGGGAACCGTAATAGGAACCTTTGATAGCCGCAGTGAAGGAGCACTCGAATTCCTGCTCGTACTGTTCAGGGGTCATCATGTGCTTGGCGTCGTGTAGTTCGCCAGCCGTCAGAATGCCTGTCTCAGAAGCCTTGAGGGTCAATGAGAACCACTTATCGGGTTCGTTCTTGGCCTGTTGGTAGATGTCGTAGAAGAAGTTCATCCCCTTGGGGGTACCGATGAACGTAGCCCAACCTTGACGGTCAGCTAGAGCAGGACGAATGACTTCAGGCCATGCCCTAGGGTCAATGTCACCAGCTTCATCGATGATTACCCCGTCGAAATAGATTCCACGGAGTCGGTCGTAGTTGTCGGAACCATAGAGGCGAACAACAGATTTGTTAGGGAAGATACAGGAAAGGTCGCTCTCACGGATTTCAGTACCCGGTATTTTGGAAGCGAACTCTTTGAGGTAGCCCCATGCAGTATCCTTCGCCTGAGCAAAGGTAGGAGCGATATAGGCGTACCTGGGGGCCGGATATTCTCTGGCGTTGGCTAGGGCGTGGTCTACGAGGTCAATGACACAAGCAACGGTCTTCCCGGCACGACGATGTGCAAGGATACAACCCCAACGCTTTGTGCGAGAATGGAATAGACGGAACTGAGAACGAGCTTCGTAACCGAGGTCAATTTCCTCTACGTTACCCTCTTCCTCTTCTTCGTTTTCGTAGACCTCCCCCTCTTCAAGGGAGGTAAGCATTGATTATTCAGACTCCTCAGAAGGAGTGTCTCGCTGAATCCCAGTGATAATTCTTAGGGTCGTCTTGGTGTCACCAGTGACTTCCTGTGGGATAAGCTTAGCAACCAACTGAACAAAGGTCTTAGGGTCTTTCTTAGCAACCTCTAGGAGATACTCGTGTCCACCAGCTTCATCAAAGGCAAGTTTGACAGCTTCTTTGATAGTTTTCGTAATCTTGTTCTTAGAGCCTTTGACACGACCGGGACCACCAGTTTTGAGATAGTCACCAAGGTTGTTGGTCTTAACTTCTTCGCTCATTGTAAATTTCCTTAAGCTAATGACCTCTAGCGACCTAAGAACCTAGGGAGAGGTTGAAAAATGTAATAAAATCTATTCTGTGCCTATTGGCTGGATGTCCCTGAACAAGACACCCTCAATGCAGTCCAGCCATGAAATCTTGTTGTTTTCGTCAATGACGGCATACTGACAGCCCTTGAACTTATTGTTCTCGTCACATACATCACGTATGACGTACAAACCGCCATCCCATAGTCTGGCTCGTATCTCAGGGTCATAAACTAGGAGTGACTTCAAATCTTTTTGTGATATCAATTTGTATATATCCTTTAAGGAGTTGAAAAATTACACCTTGTAAATACGAGGGTAGGCGCAAATATTTAAAGTAAAAATTCTGGGGGTACCCACCCCTTAGAAGTAAACCTGGAGTAAACCTCTAGTACTGGTTGATGGAATTACTAATCAGTAGTTGTCAATCCACATTCTTTTACTGTGACATTAGTTGTCAAGTACTTTGTTATACTTGTTATGTAGTAACAGGATGAGGGACAAAGGGGAAAGATAAGTCCGAGGATTACGAATGGACCTCACGACCGACGACTTACGTAAAGGTAAGAGGGTACGTTAGGCACAAAGAAACCCCCAGTGCGTGAACACTAGGGGTCCTATCTGATATCAGTTATGTATGGACCCGAAGGTCAAGCAGCCGGTGGTTCAATCCTCCAGCAACCGTAGGTCTCGTCATCTATCTTGCGAATAGCAAATGACTTCTCTTTATCTTTCTTACGGTACGCACCGACAGCAGCAGTTACCCGTTTGAGTTCCTCAGGTGAGAACTTGAAAGCGTGACCTACCTGCATAACACCAAAGGGGTAGATGCTTTCCCGTGAACTGGTCCTGTCTGGCATTTCCAAACCGTTGATAATTTCAAAGGCCATGATGTTTAGTTCCTTTCTGATATGTGTGTATCGTTTAGATATGTTCGAAGGTGAAGAGCCAACCATTAACTTGGAGGTACTCTTGCTCATCACAATCCCAAGCCTTGAACCTATCGTCTAGGTCAGCGTCTGGCTTAATGAGAAGGTGAAGTTCTACCATGTCACTGAATGCCATCACTTCCTTAGTGAAACCATCCAATACAGCTACGTTGTCTGTCATGGTGTATGTCCTGTCTGATTAGTACCCTAGCTCATACCTAAGCTGCTTACGAAAGTTGTTAGCGCTCAGGTCGTTGTCATTGGAGAGGTCTTCATAAAACCGTTGAGTTCGTTTCATCCGGCTTTCCCGCTTGAGACGTTCCATTCGGTTCAACTGCTCTTCTAACATCTTGCACTGCTGATATTCGTACCGTTGCTGAGGGTCGAAGACATCTTGTGGCAACCAGCAATGGGCATTAGCAGAGGTCGCAAGAAAGAGGGTAATCCCAAGGGTAGTGATAAGCTTTTTCATTTCCACATTCTCTTTCTGTTAGAACCCACAAGCTGTCATGAAGCGTTCACGGTTAAAGCGTGGGTTGTCTTTCTTGAAGAAAATAGCGAGTTGCACAGCGACATTTTCCAAGTGGTCTTTCGCTATGTCATTACCGTTTCGGTCTAAGAATGTTCGAAGGTATTTCATCTCATCCCTGAACACGTCAGAGACGGCTATATAGTGTTTCTTGGTCATCACTATCTCTGTCCTTTCTGATATGTATGTCGGTAGACTCGTTAGTCGTGGAGTAGTGCAACAAACAGCAGTATCAGCACGCCCATCACCATTGGTGACAACCTAGCCTCAACTAGATGTAACAACATGTCCGTTCCTTTCTGATATGGTTAGAAGGGAGAGAGTAGAACGGGTGGCACAATCGCCTAGAAAATTTCTACAAGCACTCCCCTCTATATATTACCGCTAATATTATTTGACCCTTACACCCAGGTAGTCCAGGTAGAGAGAAGGTCAATCCCCACAGAAGCCCAAGGAGAGGTTTTAGGGGCTTTTAGGCTACATCGTACCGGACAACCCCCAGAACGCTCTGTACGGGGCGCTATGAGGCAGAGAGAACTCAAGCAGTACAGAATAAGAACAAGTATAGAACTGCTGGTCTGAGGGTAGAATTCTAGTAATAATCCACTAGACACGTAAAGTTTGGCATTCCGTTTGGTTGCAATCGGCCAGACACGTACTTTTAGCAATTCCGTTTGGTTTGAATCGGCACGTAAATTTCGGAGTTCCGATTTGTTATACTTGGCGTATACTTTAAAACATTATATCTATAATATGTTTCTCAAGGTGTGTGTCTTAGGGAGCCGACACCTTAAGCACCCCCTTGGGGGAGAACAAAATATTGGACTAAGATTGGATACCTTCTAGAAATTATTATAACTTCATAACCTATTCAGCTACCCCTTACCCTTAGTGATACCCTTAGTTTCTAAGAGATACATTTAGTAAAGGTATTTTCTTATAACCTAGGTACATTCGTTAAGTATTTTACTCTTCGTAAGATACCCTCCGAATCATCCCTCCGTATCTCTCTCCTTATCCCCCTCCTTATAGGTTCCCCCTTTTCCTCTCTCTTCTCCTCCCTTCTTTACCTCCCTTAGCCAATCGGGGAGCCACCATATGGGTTCTGCCAATACGGCTTCATGGGAGATGGGGCGGGAGGTATTTGCGGAGGTATGGAACCAATGGGTGGGAGGTATAGGAGGAATGTCTTAATCGACTTCAGCTTCTCTCGGATTACCTGAAGATGTTCCTTCGTTAGGTTATCCTCTCCGATGGCATCCAAGAATCCTGTAAGCCAATTATCAAATTCATGGGGTGTCATTCGTTTTCCTTTGTGTATTGGGTAATTGGAGCCTCGACTCTTTTCACAATTCTGCGTGTAATCCCCAGAACTTTGGCATTCTCAGGAGAAAGATACTCATGACCGATGAAGTCGTTGTTGGTAGCGGTAAGACCCTCAAGGTAGGTGATGAGACGTTCAAGATTAAGGACCATGGTGTTCCCATTAGCTTTGTTGACTTCTTCACGGAGTACCGAGCCAATAACGGTATGGTTTCCTTCGCCACGGCTCATATTGTGCATGACGCTGGTAACGAGCCAGAGGTTGTTATCAACACGAGGATGCGAATGAGCTTGGTCACCGCTCAGGCAATGCACGGACTGCTTGGGGATATCCTCGAACAGGCGCTTAAGCCACCAGTTGATAAGGATAAGGCGCACTGAGGTATGTGAGTTAATCTAGTTGGTCATCTAGTAGTGAATCAACCCTACGTTCCAATGACCAAACATCATCTCGTGACTTGAACCACTTCTGTTTCATTTCTTTGAATGCCTTCCTAAGAGCTTCAATCTCTTCGATAGCATCCTTGAGCATTCGTTGTTCATCAGGCAATAGGTGTGACCAATCGTTCTCCTTGAGAGGTTTAATAACATCACGTCTAGCCATTGGTTCCATTCCCTTCTTTTTGAGGGTTTCTTAGTTCTGAGGTATGATTCCCTAGGCCCTACCCTTCTCGCTAATTTCTTCTGGGGATGACCACCCAAATGGACGGTATTTAATACACTTCGCTGACTTGGTTTGTTCGTCTACGAAGTCTAGTCCTGCCCAGAAGGATAAATCTAAGTCATTCTTGAAAACTGGAGTACCATCACGAGTGATACGAACTAATCCCTCATAACCATGCTCTTGGAGAAGACGACACAGAGGTCCGATGGGGTCTTTGATACGAGTCTTACCGTTCATATCGATGAAGAGTCCTGACGGGGTGTGTTGTGCCCCGTAGGAACCAAAGAGTTTTACCTCTATCATTTGTTTGTCAGTCTCGCTTTGACCCATTCCTTGCGTTCAGCAAAGGGAACGTTCTTCAGCATGTATTCGATGTCCTGTGGGGATAACTGTTTCACTAGGTCACGTACGCTAGGGTCAAGCTTAGCCTCACCCGTATCGACAACCTTCTTCCCGAACATCTTGGCTGCTTGGTCACGGAGCCTTTTAACCTCAGCCTCATCCCTGGCAGTAGTCAACCTACGGCCAAAACCACCAATAACTGTCTCGTCAGGTAGGTAGTCAGGTTGCTTGAGGTAACGAGAGGTAACAACATCACCCTCTACCTTTCCGGGACCTTGGAAACCTTTAACCCTACCCTCACCCTGAGTGAAGGAAGTACCTTCAGGAGTACGGGAACGAATAGCCTCTTCGTAAACCTCATCAAGGCCTGTAGGCATATCGTCTAAGTCCTCAAAGCCGTTCCGCTTGATGTCCTCTAGAACCCTATCAATCCAATCCCCGTCTATCTGGGGACCACGCTTCAGACGAGCGTTCGTATGAATATTGTCGCCTTGGAGGTCGTAACGCTTATGAGGGTCTGGAGAAGGGTCTACATAATCTTGGTCGTAGAGTTTCCTCGTACCGTCTGGGTTCTCGATTATCTGTGTATTGAACCTGTCGCGATAAAGCGGAGGTTTTCCAGCACCGGGATTTTCACCTACTCGACGCTTAGCGTGGTAAGTTACCGACTTGTCCAAAGACTGCGTTTTCTGTCTCTCGGTAAAGAGGTCCGCTGCTGCCTTCCTACGGTCCTTCTCGGTGAGGGGCTTCTCTACCTGACCACGGAGGTAAAGCTCTTCGTTCAGGATACGGTCTGGTTCTGGTGTGTAATCTGTCGCACCATAGGAGAGCTCGTCTACCAGGTCGTGTTGGACTTCTGCATTCGGGTCAATCTCATCGACGTACTCACCAGCCGAACTACCAAGCTTGGGGTCATTGACCTTTCCTGAACCTACCGGACGACCACGGCCTTTGACCTCGACACCAGCAGCAATCTCAGCCTCACGCTTCTTAGCACGTGCCTCAGCTTGCTTAGCTGCCTTGTATGCCCTGAGTTCATCAGGGGCCATATCCTTGATTTTCTTCTTGACGACTGTCTCTACGACATTGCCACCCTCTTTGATGGCCTTACCGGCTAAGTCCCCGACACCCGGAATAACACCAGCCAAGGTACCAGCAGCACTGATACCAGCACCAAGGTAGTCACCCTCGTCATATGCACGTTTGGTATCGTCTATCCCTACGGCTTCTCCAACACCGGGAATGAAATCTGCAACAGTACCTACTGCTTCAGCGACATCCTGCTGACCGTACTTATCTAGTCCGAGCTTCTCTAGTAGCCCAGCAATAGTCCAACCTAGTTTGTTTCGAAGAGGAGGGTTATAGGGCTTCAACTCCCCCGTAGGTTTAAATTTATCCATTCAAAATCACTCTCTAAAATATTTCCGATATCTAAAATTATTGGTCTACTTCAATCTGAATTTGCTTCTCAGCTTTCAACCTCTGATAACGCTTAGCCATATACGTGCGCATATACTCCCTACCCTTCTTTTCGTACCAAGCTTTTTGAGACTCTCGTTGCTTGGCATGGAACTCAGGGTCTTCACTACGGCGTTTCTTCATGTACTTCGCCATAGACTTATTTCGCGCAGCTTTCTGTTCCTCTTCGGTAAAATACTTACGCGGTCTACCGGGGGACTTGAATTTTAGCTTACTGGGGTGCCACTGTTCCTCATATGCATCTGAAAACGTATCCTCAAGGGTATGTGTTTTATAGACATCACGTGGGTGCGTTTCAGTTGTCTCGTCGTCCTTAGGCTCTGGTGTATTCATAGGAATCTTTAATTGAAAAGTTGAAGAAGCGACCCTTAGATGAGGCTGCTAGAAAAGCTGCAAACACTTCCTGAGAGATACCGTAGTATGTGTACCTACCGCGCTTCCTGAAGGTGATAGTCAAAGTCTGGAGTTTGTTGTTAAATGCTACATAACCGATAGCCGTTGAGCTTACTGGAGGCATGAGGAAATATCCGTAATCTCAAGGTACATATCGAGTAGTTCATGATAACCCTTTTTGATTTCCGCATTAGAAGCATCGAGGTCTAGGGACAACGAAAGGGTCCAACCTCCTTGCGTGTAAACCAACCAAGTTGCATCGTCGTCTGTGTGAGCGCTAAATCCATCTGTCATTATTATTTTCTTTCTATGAAATATAACTAGGGGGAGAAACCCTTTCGAGTAACTCAACCCCTAGCCGACAACACCCAACGGGTGTGCCTATTGGTTGAAATATAATTATGTAATATCGTCTACCCCAGACAGTACGCTAGATGTGCTCCTTGACCCATTAGCGAGCCACTGGCACGTTTCTAGGTACTGCCGGGTAGGAAGAGCCCTGAGCGGTTAATCGCCTCTCCTAGGCCCTTGTATGGAATCCTTTTGTTCAATCTCGTTTTTCACCTTCTTCTTGAAAAGAGGCGGTCCATAGATGAACAGGAATACGTGCCTTGAAAAAACTTCAGCGGCCCCTAATGCAACCATAAGGATACCGATAATGAAAAGTGCATAATCCATCTTAGTGCACTCCCTTACTGGTCTTGTAGGTTGCGTTGTATACGTAGTCACACCATGAGGCGAGCATCTCGTTAAACGAGTCTATTCCTTCTTCGCACTCAATCCATTCTTTCCACTTACCTTCCTTACAGACGCGATAAGCGATAACTTCCATCTTATCCGTGAAACCGTAGACTTGGACGAAATATGCTTTGGGGGAGAGTTTGGTGAAGTTCTCAGCGAGAATCTTCTGGCCTATCGGGAGGTCACGAGTACCTTTCCATTCCTGCATGAGGAAGTAGCCTTTGTACTCGGTTAGGCCGTCTACATCTGTGCAACCTAGTTGCTTGTAGCCTTTAGCTTGGGTGGAATCAGTAATCCTGAAACCCTCTTGGAGCTTTGTGAAATTAACTGGAGTATTATTATCTGCATTACGAAATGTTTCAATTTGCTTATATGTCACTGGATAATCCTATCTAAAAATATATTCTGTAAAATCTCCTTTCGGCTATCCAATGAACTAATGCTCAAATTCGTGTGGGAAAGAAATAAGTTGTGAAAATGAATTAATCAAATGTGGTGTTAAAACTAACTTAAGACTGCTCATCGACCCAGTTCTTAACCAACTGGACTAGCTTCTCTTTAGTGCATGGCTGCCATACAACTTTGGACCTATCATCGCTACGAAGGTTCAACAACCCATTACGAACAACGGTGAAGTGCTCTGGACTTTGTGTCTCTACATCCCCGGTTACGAGAAGGTAGGTGATGTAGGGGGAAAGATTGGTGAGCTTCTTAGCGTAGATAAGCTTACCTTCGTTCTTCCATGGTTCGTTGCGTGCCTCATCGTCAAGCCAATCGACAAACAAGAAGTTGTTTCCTAAATCGACAGCCATATCGACATTAGAACAGCCAAGGTGTTTTACGCGGCCATCTGGTCTCTTGACCTTCAAAACTTCTTCAAACAAGGAGAAATCGATGTGTTTCGAATTGTAGTTCATGTGGTTCCCTTTCTTGTTACGCTGCTCGTGGGATGGGTTGGAACGTGTGCAAGTTCACCTTAGCCGCGAGGTACGCTTCGTATGCAGGCTCTGGATGGTCGTGAAGACCTAAGCTTTTCTTTTTTCCCCCAACCTTAATTTGAGCATTCCATTTTCCAGTTGGTTTGTACCACGTAACACCGATGTAGCCTGATTTGTTGTCGACACGCTTCGTACGGTTCTGCTGATTCTCTGCACGAGTAGCGGGACGAAGGTTCGACCAACTGTTGTCGTCTCGAATACCGTTCTTATGGTCAATGTCATCTTCCGGCCATTCTCCTGTGACGAACAACCAAGCTAGGCGATGTGCACGGTAGGGTCTACCATTCACGGAGATGGAGATATAACCACCTGAGGAGATTGTACCCGCTACGTTACCGGCAAACCGCTTGTTCCAAATCTTGGAAGCTGCCTCGGTCGCGAAGTTCTCCGTAGGACGCTCCTTCCAAGTGAACTCACCAGTAGTGCCGTTGTAGTCGAGTTGCTGCTTCAGGTCCGCTTGAGTAAGGTGAGCTTCCTTAGCTTTCATTCTTTCAACTAGCGTAAATTTCTTGGTCATTTGAATAATTCCTTTCTGGATAAAATATCTTAAAAATTTTCAACAGTATTAATTCTGAAATGTCCTCCCATATATTACCTCTGTAATTATTCCCTAATCTCTGTGGAGAAGGGGGTAAGGGGGATGAGGTCAGCGAACAACAAAACAAAGAAGGGAGAACAAAGGATAGTTGTAAAAACCAAATGGTTATTTCGAAAACAAAAATATTTGTATGGAACCCTTGAAATTTTGACAAGGGTTCCTATATAAATAACTTAAGTTAATAACTATAGGTTCCAACTTAAGGTATCTTTAGTTAAAGATTTTAATTACGGTAGTACTAACGTTTAGAACCCTAGGAGTTCTATAGGTATCTTTAGGAGCTAAAGGATTTCCCTAAGGTATGGAACTTAAGGTAAGGAACCTAAGGTAAGGAACCTAAGGTAATAACCCTTGGTATCCCTATCCCCCTATAGTCCCCCTTTCCCTTGATTTAAGGCCCTCTCGCAATGACCCCATATTTTTAAAAATAAACGTACCTGGAGGAAAACCCCCTCCCCCCCCCATCGACCGTCCATCAATCGACCTGAGAACAAATCGCCATAGAAGCCCGTGGAGACTCTTTTCCGTGTTCCCCGGCCCAGTGACACCGGACACCCCCACAAAACCGCTCAGCGGCCTTCCTTGGGGCAAATAAAACCTATTCGGATAGTAACGGAAGGTTGGCTTTGTGGAATGGAGAGAAAATAAAGGTAGAAATGGAGTTATTGTTGTCGGAAAACCTATCTACATTTCCTTGCCCCAATACATCCGCTCCATTACTCGTCGAATGTAGGTAAGCTGGAGTAGAGAAGCTCGCGTACCACGACGTGAATAGATATATTAATTCTGTTGAAAAAAGTAATGCCGTAAAAATATCCATTCTACACTTACATTATAACATATTTTTATCGATTTGTCAAGCAAATAGTGCAAATGTCAAGAAAATAATTATGTAGAAAAAGAATAAGGCCCCAACTGAATGAACAGAAGGAGCCTTATTTCAAGTAACTGTCGCTAGATTAATTGTGTAGAAAACCTTTTACTACTCGATACGCCAGCAACCATATGTGTTTTCGTCAATCCGTCGCACAGTAAAGTTCTGACCCTCGTGGTTCCGCTTGTACGAGTTGACCGCAGCATTGACCCTCTTGAGTTCATCAGCACTGAACTTGAACCCTGCATTAACGTTCATAGTAGCGAAGGGGTACTTGGTTTCTCTCGAACCACGAATTCTTTCAGGTATCGGAAGGTCATTAATCACTTCGTATGCTGGTGCTTCAGCATTTGGAGCTTCTACTCGTGGTGCTTTAGCCATATTGCACTCCTATGTTTGGTGTTTTCGATAACTAAGAGATATAAATACCTCCTATTAGTCTGTCAATTCCAAGCTAGAAGACAGTTTCCGAAGATAGGCTGGACTAAAGCGAGCATAGACCCTTTCTGTGATTATTGTATTCGAGTGACCTAGGAACTGAGATATCTCGTGCATCGAATGTCCATCCTCAGCCAACCACACAGCAGCAGAGTGCCTCAACATATGGGCTGTAAACGATATACCCGTAGTTTCAGCTAAGAGATTCAAGGAACGCTTTAAAGTCCTTATGGGCTTACCACCCCACTCAATTACAAAACCCTCTGTGCGCCCCTCTTTTGCCGAAACAAAGGCGTTCGAAAGTGCCTCCTTGAGTGTCTTACTCATTGGCACTACAGCCCTACCCTTTCTTCGTCCCATTCCTGCAACTCGTAGGTCTACTTGCTCTCTATCGAAGTCTATCCTATCCCACTTCAACTGAAGAGCGGCTGACAGTCTGGCACCCGTGGAAATCATCAAGAGTACGGCTAACCGAAGGTGAGATAGATGTGCAGGACAGTCGCGAAGAAGCTTCTGAATTTGTTGTCGAGTAAGATAATCTTCTTTCGGTTCTGGCTTCATAGGCTTTTCGATATAGGGGGCTTCCGGTATGTATTTGTGCTTCTCAGCCCACCGGAGAACCATCCTTAGGTGACCTAATTCAGTCCAGATAGTTCCGTCCTTAAGGTCCCTTGCTCGTCTATCTGCTGTGTACTCCCGGCAATGAGCTACTGTTATCTCTGAAGGTAACTTGTTTCCGAACATGGGTCTAAGAGCCTTACTGGTGTACTTAAGGGTTACACAAATAGGCTTCTCAGCATTCTCAGTCATATATAGTTTGAATACGTCATTGACTGAAAGTATCGGCTTTTCAATAGGTTGTGCCAACTCAGCGAACTTTGCTGGTGCTAACCTTACAGCCTCTTGGTAGTCCATCGAAAGCTTATAACGACGACGATTACCTTCTTCCTCCCACGTCAGACACCACCAGTCGTGAAGGCGAGTAATCCGGTATGGTTCTGTACCCTGTGAATTAACGAAGTTCCCTTGGGTTTCCGAACCTGTGGAGGTGTTGACTTGCTGTATCTCGGACAT